CTAACAGAATAGAAACAGAATTAATATTAAAAGAAACAAATAATGATACAACTTTTGGACGGAAAAAATTACTCCAAGAAAGAATTGCTCAAAAAAATGGTAGATGATACATTCTACTACGGAGAACTAAACAAATTAGCTTTGAGCAGTTCATCACTTAAACTCTTATTATCAAGTCCTAAAACATATAAGTATGTAACGGAGTATGGCAGTCCTGAGACACAACCACTCCGAGATGGTAGGTTGGTACATCAAGCGATCCTAGAACCACAAAAATTTAGTGAACAGATATTTGTAAATGTGTCATCTAAGAACACAAAGACATACAAAGAAGCAAGAGAAAAATATGGTGAGGTATATACAAGAGCAGAAAAAGAAAATGCAGAGAAAATAGCAGATGCTTTCTTTAAGAATGAACACGCACTAAAACACATTACAGACTGTGAGTTTGAGGTATCAGGCATTGGTACGATACAAGGTTATCCATTCAGAGGTAAAGCAGATGTCTTGAAAAAAGATGGCATCGTAGATATAAAGACCACAACAGACATAAAAGGTTTTCCATATTCAGCAAAGAAATATTCTTACGATGTTCAATGCTACATATACTGTCAGCTCTTTGATGTAACATATTTAGACTTCAAGTTTGTAGTTATAGACAAAGGATCACTAGACATTGGGGTATGGAATTGTTCAGAGGAGTTTTATTTGGAAGGGGAACGAAAAACAAAAGAAGCAATACAAATATTTGAAAAGTTCTTTATTGAAGGACAAGACATAGATAATTATATAATAGAAGGAATATTATGAAAACAACCAAAAACATATTTGGTTTCCCAACTGAAGAAATAATGCAGATTTTAAGAAAAAACAACAATAACAAAATATATTATAAACGTTCAAAAAAAGCAGTAAAAAAATATATTTTAGATGCTGATATAAATTACAAAGAGAAAAAAAGTTTATTTAAAAAATTTAGAGAATCAGAATGGTTTTATGACAAAATACATATTGACATTAGAGATAGTTCACCACAATATTTTGAAGAAAGAGTTAGCATACAGTTTTACAGAGAAGAATTAAGTTTTAGTGGAGAATTTTATCCTACACAATTATACACAGACAGAATATCATTTGAAGTTAACAGACAAAATGATTATAAATGGCTAATTGATTGTGTTGAAACTGAAATAAAAAATAAAAAATATTTTTTAGATTTACAAAATTTGTTTTTTTGGATTTTAGAAAAAAAGGACACTTATAATAAACACCAATTTATTAGGTCAATACGTACACAAAATCAATTAGAAAAAGAATTAAATGAATGGAAAGAGCGTTTATATGAGGGTAGAATTAAAGTCATATCAAAAAAAGAAAAAAAAGATATAGAAAAACAAAAAGAAGAGGTAATAAATAAAAAAACATATATACTAAAAGATAAAAATACAGGATATTATAAAATAGGTAGATCTTCAAACCCTCTTGACAGAGAAAAAACATTACAATCAGAGAAACCTACATACGAGCTAATTAAAATATTTAATAATGACATAGAAACAAAACTACACAAAAAGTATAAGAAACAAAATGTAAGAGGAGAGTGGTTTGATTTATCCAAGATACAACTCAAATATATATGCACAAATTATAAATAATATGAGTAAAGCAGATAAGATAGCAAAAGAAATAAACAAAATAGCAAAGGTAGATGTATTCCAGAATACAAGAAAAAGAGAAGTAGTAGAAGCAAGATCATTACTATCATTCATATTATACAAATACGAAAAGATGACACTACAAGAAATAGGCAATCTGTTTAAAGAAAAAGGTAGGTCAGGTAATCATACAACAGTATTACACTCAATCAAGAGCTTTGAAACACATAAAAAATACAATAGTCAAATACAAGACTGGTTGTTAGACATCACACTTAAACTCAAAGACATAAACAACGATGCAAAGAGAGAGTTTATAAAACACAAAGTAAACTTTCTAAAAAATAAAGATGTAGATAAGATTGCAAAGCAAGTAGATAAAATGACACAAAATAAATGATCAAGGAAAAATATTTTGTAAAATCGATTAAAAAAGAATTGTGTAAAGAATGGTTGTTATATAAACATTATGCAAGAAGATTACCCCCAATATCTTATTCATTTGGATTATTTGATAATGAAAAATTACAAGGCATATTGACAATAGGTAAGCCTGCAAGTAATGCTTTATGTGTTGGTGTTTGTGGTAAAGAAAATAAAAAATATGTTTATGAACTCAATAGATTATGTGTAAATGAGGGTTTATTGAAAAATGTTTTGAGTTTTTTTTTATCAAAATGTTTAAAAATGTTAGATAAAATGATATTAGTAAGTTACGCAGATACATCACAAAATCACTATGGTTATATTTATCAAGCTACAAACTGGATTTATACAGGATTATCAGCCAAAAGAACAGAAAGATATGATCCCTCACAACCAAACAAACATAATAAAACTGTTACAGACAATAAAAATTATAAGTATCAAGATCTAGCAGTAAGAGAAAGACCACAAAAACATAGGTACATATATTTTATTGGAAGTAAAAAACAAAAAAAACAATGGATTAAAGAGTTGAATTATACAATACAGAAATATCCTAAAGGACAAAACAGAAAATATGATGCAAGTTATAAAATTAGTGTGCAAAAAGAATTGTTTTAAAAAATGAAAATTCTTAATCTATACGCAGGTATTGGTGGTAATAGAAAGCTATGGGGAAACACACATCACATAACTGCTGTAGAAAATGTAGAAAAGATTGCTGACATTTACAAAGACAATTTTCCTAAAGATAAAGTTATTGTTACTGATGCACACGAATACTTACTTGATCACTATAAAGAGTTTGATTTTATTTGGAGTTCTCCCCCCTGCCCAACACACTCTACTACAAACTATTTCACACAACACATTAGGAAAAGACCTGTCTACCCCTCAATGAAATTATATGAAGAAATAATATTTTTAAAACATTTTTTCAAAGGCAAATACTGTGTAGAGAACGTAAAGAGTTATTATGATCCATTGATACCACCACAACATATTGGTAGGCATTATTTATGGGCAAACTTCAAAATACCAAAAATAAAAATGCCTAAAATTGATATTGGCAAAATGTGTGGTAAAAACCAGACTGCAAATAAAAAACCACTAACCGAAAGAAATGCAGTAAACGAAGATTTAGGATTACACATTTTAGATTGTGCAGTTAAGATTATAAAACATAATAAAAGAGAACAAACAAAGTTATTTTAAAAATTAATTAAATTTAACGATATATAGATATACAAAAGATTAATTAATTAATATTTTATTAATTCTATGGATGGCAGAAAAAACAATGGTGGACACTCTACAAAAGGCAGAGCAGGTAGAAAACCAAAGGCACAAGAAAAAGACCTTATAGAAAAACTTGATTTAATAATTAACAATGAAGAGGTCATAAAAAAACTCAAAGCATTAATAGACAAAGGAGATATGAGAGCCTTGAATTTATATATGGGTTACAGGTACGGCAAACCAAAAGAAACCAAAGACATACATATAAACGAGGATGTACCTCTATTCCCAGAAGATGTTTAAAATAACTACGGCAGTCAAAAGATTACGAAAACTAGACAAAAGAATTAAAATTATAAGAGGTGGTAGTTCAGCAGGAAAGACTATTGCAATACTTATGATCCTTATTGACTATGCGATAAAAAATCCATACAAAGAAATAAGTGTAGTCGCAGAGAGTATCCCACACTTGCGTAGAGGTGCTTTAAAGGACTTTCTAAGTATTATGAAGGGTACATATAGGTACGATGAAAGAAAGTTCAATAGAAGTACCTTAAAATACGAATTTAGTACAGGCAGTTATATGGAGTTCTTTTCTACAGATCAACCAGACAAATTGAGAGGTGCTAGAAGATCAGACTTATTTTTAAACGAATGCAACAATATAGACTTTGAAAGCTACCAACAACTAGCAATAAGAACATCTGGAGATATATGGCTTGACTATAATCCTACAAATTTATTTTGGGTAGATAAAGAATTGATAGGACAAGAAGATACAGATTTTATTACACTTACTTACAAAGACAATGAGAGCTT